CAGAGTCTTAGTTGATGCAGCGAGTATGCAATATTTACAAGATGCAAATATTGATTATAAAGATGAATTTATGAAGAAAGAATTTGTAATTACTAACCCCAATGCAAAGCATACGTGTGGGTGTGGTAGTAGTTTCAGTGTTTAATAAATTAACTTTGTGATACTATAAACTCGGCTTCAGGTATTCGTACCTTACCGTTCTTACTTCCAAGAACGATAACAACACGTCGACCCTTATCCGTATCCACCATCATAACAATACAACCACCAGCAGCCCTGGTGGTTCCTGTTTTACTCACTATAAAAATATGACGCTTACCAACAATAGGGTTGGTATTATTGAATGATTGTGTCTTCTTACCTGATTGAATGTTAAGAATAGCAGTTTGACTTGCTTTAACAATATCAGGGTAATGACTAGCCTCGAATACCAAGCGTAGTAAGTCTAGTGCTGTGCTGATGTTCATTGGACTCAACCCAGTAGGCTCAACAAACTTAGTCCTGTACATTCCTAGATACTGAGCTTTCTCATTCATATATCGAATGCACTCAAAACGACCACCGGGAAAGTTATCGCACAATACTTTTGCAGAATTATTATCTGATTTTACTAAAGCCAGTTGTATGTGTTGTTCTCTGGTATACTTACCAATCTTTTCTTGCATGTTCTGATTATTATCCAGAACGGCAATTGCAGTCATTAACTTGGTGATACTGGCAATAGAACGAACTTCGGTAATGTTAGAGCCTTCAATCAAGTTACCCTGATCATCGGTCTCTAACCAACTTTGGGCGGTTATGTTAACCGCAAACGCATTACTAACAAATAGCAGCGCTGCTAATACGAGCGCTCTCATCAATTATACCCTAAGATAATATTATGTGGTATAATGATAATGGTTGCGGGGGAAGGAGTCGCACCTACGACCTCGGGATTATGAGTCCCGCGCTCTTCTACTGAGCTACCCCGCGTTAAAGGTCTACACGTTCCAGGGAAAACCGCCGGGATAAATTTCCGCTTGCTTGCTGTTACCGTCAATAAAGAATCCGGCTTGAACTGATCCATCATTTCCCCCTAACCTGTAATTGAGTGTGTATTTTCCAGTGCACGCATAATTGTCGTGCTTAATATGATCTTTAAGAATTGTAAAGAACCTTCTATCGCCACCCCATCCGAAATCCCAGATGTGGCATACTTGACGATAGAAAGAAGTCTTAAAACAGTATGAACTAGTATCAACTAAGTGAACGTCTTTACCGACCCATGCCGCCCATCGACCTAGCGATTCACAGTTATCAACTGTAATATATTTTTTATCTTTATCAAAGATCTGTCTTAGTGAATGAGCCCAATCAAGGTTCTCTGTCTCAATAGTATTTATGAGCGTATTGACATGATCTGGCTCAAACCAATTATCTTGATCTAAGAAGAGAACATAATCGTGATTGATAAGATGGCCAAACCCAGCCATGATTCGATGGCCGTAAAAACCCCCACCACCGGTATTAAACGGTAGGTCAATTCGTCTAAGTTTTTCACTTGTAGTGATTCCTGCATTGCTTAGTACCTTGTCTACTCTTGATGAAAACTGAACACCATCTACAACTAAAAGATGCTCTACCTCTCTACCTACTTGTTTCTGTACTGAGAGTATAGCATCAATAAGTTCTAGTGAACCTGTCGTTGGTGTAATAACTAAAATACTCAATCCCACAACCCCTGATAATATTTACCAAATAAACGGAACCCGTTTGCTTTACGATCTTGATGTGCTTTAAGACCTACTTGATCGATTTTGATCTTATGTATCCGTGTATGAAAGTCTTTTTCTTTTTCATCCCATTCAGTATCATCAAAAAACTTATCTTCACTTTTATCATCTAGATTTTGCTCAAAAGCCCAGATCATTTCGTCTAGTACCCAGTCCCAGCGCTTAAAATGATTATCATCTGTATCGTAGTCGTTTTCTTTTGGAGGAGCAGATGTACTCTTTAGTTCTTCTGGTACATCTTCGTCGTCTACTAATGGTGAGCCGTGTTTTGTTTCCTTGAGCTGTTTAAGCATAGGAACAATAATAAAAGATAGTGTATAATCCATACTCCATGTATCCCAACGATCAATCTTTACATAATTAATCTTAGGATGAATAAAGTCAAGAACTTTTTGAATACCTTGACAAATAGGCGCTAGTCGATCTGACCATTTATCAATGATAGGTTCGTCATAATCAATCTCACGCCAGAAGAAAACTTTTTCCAGTACCGTATATGGACTAATCCAATGGTAGCGGTATTTGCTCAAATATACCTTCACGTCTATTCCTATCTAAATTTTTCATTATGATGGCACCGTCAACTACTTCCATGTGGATACGATCTCCCTCTCGCCAGTCATCTTCTTTACAGAAGTCTTCTGGCAGTTGAAGGACAGCATCTCCAGATCCATCTTCGGCGTCTAGTATTTCAGCAGTATAAGTTTTCATATTTGGTACACCCGAAGGGACTCGAACCCCTAGCCAAGGGATTATGAGTCCCCTGCTCTAACCATTGAGCTACAGGTGTGTTATTGATTAACACAAATCATTACTTCGTTCTTAACAGTACGAGTAATTGGATCGTATACTTGAACCAGGCAATTATAAGTACTGGTTTGAGGTATTGGTTGTTGAATAATTATAGGAGGTTGCGGTACTGGTTGATTAGCGCGAGCGGCATCAGTTAAAATAGCCCCAACAATTACCCCACCAATAAGAGGTGCAACCCAGTTACCGCCGCTAGCACGATGACCGTGGTAACCATGATGACCGTAATGACGGTATTGCGCAAAAGCACTAGCTGAAACCAGAAGTAGAACAATTGCAAGAAACTTTTTCATGACTTTTCCTTAATTAGTGAGTCAATTATATATTTATTCTAAGTTACTTGCAACAGTTACTTCTTTCGTAATGCCTCTTTACGCATCAATACTGTACGTTGCATAATAGGTTTACGCACTTTTACATACTCCACACCATCAATGAAACGAGTATCGTTATAATCCTCACAAATCCATTCTTCTGAATTTACAGGATTAACTAACGTTACAGAATAAGGCTTCTTCTCGGTTTTCATAATATTTTGTACTATGACATGAAACATCACATACTAGCCAGTTGGATACCTGAGCCGAATGCTGAATTATATTGATTGTAGATTTCTTTTGACGGTGGCTCATGCCAGATTACTTTATCAAGCTTTACTAAAACTTTAAAGTCTTCTGTATACGAGGCGTAAGGAATCAAGCCCATCATTGTTTGACCGGGATCGGTTCTACTTGGCATCAATTGAATCGCGCAAGGTTGTTTAAGTGTAATACCGTGCTGATCGATTTCTACATCAGCGATCAATTCTTCACCGGTAACCAATTTTACAATTTTAATCATGTTAAGACAATTTCCTCAATAAAGTTATAAGCACATTCTTCATTATAAAAGATCTTGAAGAAATAGGCAAGCGTTAACGGGTTATGAAAGAACACTAATATCTGGTCATCAAAAACACTGGCTTTTATTATCCAGTTCTTTCTCCTAACAGGTATTAGTGATAGTACAATCATGACCCTCTGTGATGCTTTAGATGTCTTTTAGCTAGTGCCGTTTTAATTTCGATAATGATATTTAGTAGTTTTTTAAACATTATAGCATACCTCTACGCATTAATGTTCTCATTCTGTTTTCTAGATCACTATGATCAACTGAGTCTTTTAAATACATTTCCACTTCTGTTTGGTACGATGGTGTAAAGGCTTTCTTTACCCATGACCAGAAATCAGTTAAGGCAGGCATACTAACCCCTTCAAGGGCTTTTAAATCGTTTCTCATTTTTTTCCTTTGTCTTTTGAACACACGGAAAGGCCGGTTGCCCGGCCTTTTTAATTACAGATCACGACCTTGTGGGTCTTCTGTAAGTAGTTGCGGTTTAGTTTTTGATTTTTTAGAATCTGAAGTATCTTTAACTTCGATCTTCTTTGGCTTCTTATGCTCAGGAATAATACGCTC